CAACTGTTGAAACGGTGAACAACAACGAGTTCAAACGTTGCTTCAGTCCAGTGCCTGAGTTCTTTCGTGGTAAACCCACAGGGAATAAGGTACTAAATGACAACTGTCGTTTCTGTGATTTCAGATACGAGTGTTGGCCCACGATGGTTGAAGAACCATCACGTATGAGTAAAGCAAAAGACCCCAAGACGGTGGCATACATAGAGGATTAATTATGTTAGGTGATTCAGAGATAGAAGAACTACAAAATGAAATAGCTGCTCTTGAGGAACAGCTTACTGCTCTAAAGACAGAGCTACGAGACAAACGATTTGCAGGTGTACGTGAAGCAATGAAAGCACGTAAGGAAGCAGATCAACTGTTGAGTGAAGAGCTTCGTGCTCTAGGTGTACGCCGTGTGAATTGGCATCCGTTTATCTAATGAACGGTAAGCAGTTCAAGGCTGCGTTAAAGCATGGGTATAGGAGTGGGCTAGAGATCAAAGTAAAAGATTACTTGAAGGAGAAGAAAGTCAAGTTCAAGTATGAAGCCATCAAGATTGAATGGGAAGATTTGATGTACCGCACCTATACCCCCGACTTTATACTTGCAAACGGTATCATCATAGAGGTGAAAGGAAGGTTCACATCAGATGATAGACGCAAACACGTAGCAGTAAAGAAGCAGCATCCTGATCTTGACATACGATTTGTATTTGAAAATAGTAAACGTAAGTTAAGCAAAGGGGCAAAGACAACATACGCCACATGGTGTGAAAGAAATAAATTCTTATATGCAGATAGGGTTATTCCAGAAGAATGGTTGAAAGAGAAAGGTGTTGACAATCATCCAGACTTAGTAGTATTTCCTTATGACAAAATAAAAAGGAGCTAAACATATGCTAAACTCACTAATAAACTTTAACCCTAACGATTTCGTTATCCGTATCTCACCAGAAGTAGATGACAATGGAGATTGGACAGGTGACCTTACAGTAGGTATGCTGACAACAGATGATAACACAATGAAAGCAGATGACTTTGCACATCTGAAAGTGTTGACTGACATGTTGATTGCTGCTATACCTTTAATGGAACAGGATCATGATGTAAGGCGTAAGCTGTTCAAGCTAGTTGATGAGATTGATGCTGATGAAATGGCAGAAGAGAAGCCGTTAATAGAAGAACGTGACGGTAACGTAGTTAAAGTAAACTTTTAGAAAGGAGATAGAATGGTAGACAATGTAAACAACCCACCACACTATAATCAAGCAGGTATTGAATGCATTGATGCCATTCGTGCCGCCACTGGTGATGGGTATGAGTATTATTTACAAGGTAACATAATGAAATACCTATGGCGATACCGATATAAGAATGGCGCAGAAGACCTAAAGAAGGCACAGTGGTATTTGACCAAACTTATTGAGGAAGTAGATGATAGTTAAAGTATTCTTAACCCTACACATAGACGAAGATGAATACCCAGTTCCTGTAGACGGAGAAGTTAATGAAGAGATTGACCAAAGTCTGCAGGAATTTATTTATGACATTGATGGTATGTCAATTAAAGCAATAAAGATAATAACGGAGTAATGCTTATGGAAACTTATGGACCAACACTAGCAATCTCGGAAGAGATTCACGCAATGAAATATCGTAGCCACGGGGAAACCTTTCGTGAGGCAATGACACGTGTGGCTGAAGCACTAAAAGACAGTGAAATACATTTTAATAATTTCCGTACAATCCTGTACGAGCAACGCTTTCTACCTGCAGGACGTGTGCAATCAGCAATGGGCGCACCTCGTCGTGTAACGCCGTACAACTGCTTTGTGTCTATGACTATTGAAGATAGCATGGACGGTATCATGGAAGCAGCCAGACGTGCAGCAGAAACAATGCGTCTAGGTGGTGGAATTGGCTATGACTTCTCTACATTACGTCCACGTGGCACACTGATTAAGTCACTGGACAGTAAGTCATCTGGGCCTGTGTCATTCATGGGTATCTTTGATGCAGTATGTCGTACAATAGCATCAGCAGGGCATCGTCGTGGAGCACAGATGGGTGTCCTACGTGTAGACCATCCTGACATTGAAGAGTTTATTACAGCAAAGAACAACTCTGACACACTGACACAGTTCAACATCTCTGTAGGTGTGACTGATGAATTTATGACTGCCGTAAAAGAAGACAAAGACTTTGACCTACAGTTTGATGGACGTGTGTACAAAACTGTAAGTGCTCGTGCACTATGGGATCAGATACTACGCAGTACATGGGACTGGGCAGAACCAGGGATTCTATTTATTGATCGTATTAATAAAAAGAACAACCTACATTATGCAGAAAAGATTGCAGCCACAAACCCCTGCGGTGAGCAACCACTACCGCCTAATGGTGCATGTCTACTAGGTTCATTTAATCTAACAAAGTATGTACTAGAGCATGATGGTAAGTATGTATTTAATATGAACCAACTACGTAATGACATTCCTCATGTGGTACGTGCTATGGATAACGTTGTGGATCGTGCTACTTATCCACTGGTAGAGCAAAAGGCAGAGGCAATTAGCAAACGCCGTATGGGTTTAGGGGTAACAGGAGTAGCTAATGCCATTGAAGCATTAGGATTTGAGTATGGTAGTGATCGTTTCCTACAGACATTAGAAGAAATTATGGGAGTGATCAGGGATGTTGCATATACTACGTCAGTTGAACTTGCTATTGAGAAAGGTCCGTTTCCTCTCTTTAGTCAAGCATACCTTGGGTCTGACTTTGCTAAGTCTTTGCCTACTAATATACGTGATCTCATTAGCACTCACGGTATTCGCAACAGTCATCTTCTTTCGGTTGCACCAACAGGAACTATCAGCTTGTCAGCCGACAACGTATCCTCTGGGATTGAACCAGTCTTCTCCCATTACTACGATAGAACTATCCAAACCTTCGACGGACCAAAGGTTGAACGAGTAGAGGATTACGGCTATCGTGTGTTTGGTGTGAAGGGTAAGACTGCAGACGAACTCTCAGTGTTTGATCACGTCAAGGTATTAAACGTTGCCTCACGGTATGTTGACTCTGCATGTTCAAAGACATGTAACACAGGGGATGATGTAACGTGGGAAGAGTTTAAGAAAGTTTACATGGATGCATACGATGGTGGTGCATCTGGCTGTACTACATTCCGTGCAGCAGGTAAACGTTATGGCATTCTAAATGCATCCAACTCTGAGGATGTTGCAGAAGAACCAGTAGTCGAGGAAACACAAGACTACGTAGAGGAAGGTGGTGCTTGCTACTACGATCCTGCAACTGGCTTGCGTCAGTGTGAGTAGGAACCGTAAACAGTTAGGCACTATACCATCACCCTGTGTACAGGTCTGTCGTATTGCAAATGACGGATACTGCACAGGGTGTAAAAGAACTATTGACGAGATACGGGATTGGTGTATAATGTCAGAGTACGAACAAAAGAAACTTTTATTTGAACTAATGTGGAGGAAAGATAATGGGAACACGTAAACAATTTAGCCGTGCATTGTATGAAGCATATGATGCTCCTGCAAAAGAAAAACTTGCAGCGTACCTAACAAGTGCAGGGCATGAGATAACAGAGATGAAGGAGAATTATAATGTGGATATTGTATCAACTAAAAAAGATTATACATACTTTAATGAAGCTGAAGTAAAGCTTGCATGGAAAGGTGACTGGCCTACTGACTGGAAGGACATTCGTATTCCTGAACGTAAAGGTAGATTGCTTGAAAAATATGAGGGGGAGAATGGTGTGCTTAACTTCTACATCTTCCGTAAAGATATGAAGCAAGCATGGCGTATCAAGGATACTAGCCTGACAGAGGATCGTCTACGTGAGGCACATGGACGTAACATCCTCAAGGGTGAACTGTTCTATCACATTCCGTACACAGAAGCAGAACTAATCAACGTAGCATAAGGAGAATGCATATGAAAAAACAACTAACTCGCAAAGAACGTGGCCTTGGCAAATATGATGCACCGTTAAAATTTCAACACGAGAAAGGCTACAAAGATTTTCGACAGGGGCGTGTCGTTAATCCATTCCCTGATGATACAATGCAACACAGGGAGTGGGAACGTGGGTTTAACA